CATAACTTTAATGTTTTTGAGATTGGAGGGACACCCCCACAGCATCCCTCCCTCAAGTGCTGATTTTTAAATCCGAAAATTTAAAAAACTTTGCCTACTAAATGAAACTTAAACCCGTTTATTAAGTTATAGTAGGACTTAAATGCCCAACTCACGCTTGGTACTCTCGTGTGACCCGACAGGATTCGAACCTGAAATCTACATCTTGACTTGGATGTTGTTTTAACCAATTTAAACTATGGGTCTTTAAGGATCATAACCGACTTGTTATGTTTTCAATAGTAGGTCGTACTATTCCTTTTTTTGTAAATAGGGTCAGTGTACTCATTTGACAGGATTATCTGGAGAAAGACACTTGTTATGACAGACTGAAGCCACTCATCTGTTACCCTCTACACTTGCTGATACGACAAATCTACAAAATTGTTACAAATATATTGATAAAAAAACAGAAAAATATCAAAAAAATATACATCTCTCTCAATATCAGGCTTTTACACTTTAGGGGTCTAATTGGGGTCTAATTGAGGTCTAAATGGGGTCTAATTGGGGTCAACGATACCCCTATAGATAAAGGATAAGGATAAAGAGTATTCTTTCTTTTTTTGTGTTACTTTTTTTCTTTCTTATTTTTTTATTTAAATAATTTTTTGTATGTTAGCCAAAGATGAAAAGATTACCTACAGAAATAAAACGGCAAAGAGGTACGTTACGGGATGATAGAACAAACCCTAACGAGCCACAATCACCCTTAGCTATCCCTCCTGTACCAACTTGGCTTTCGGAGGAAGGGCAAAAGTCATTCGTAGAGTTAAGCACATTGCTACACGATATGTCTGTACTGACACAAGCCGATGAAGTTTCCCTTACTTTGCTTTGTGATGCTTATGGCGATTACAAGCAAGCTAAGGAAGTCATAAACAAATTAGGACCAACTCAAGACGTAACGTCAAGAGAAGGTCACACAAAGTCTATACAAAGACCTGAGGTTCTTATAGCCAATCAAGCCTTCACAAGAGTTTTCCAACTACTCAAAGAATTTGGTTTAACACCATCGAGTAGAGCTAAGGTGAATGCTATAGAAAATCAGGGAAAGACTCCTGACATCAAAATAGAAAACTTCTTTAACAGCGATGAATAACCTTCATCACATAGACGAAGATAAATACTACTTTGATGACAAAGCGGCTAAGAGAGCTGTTGACTTTATCCAAACCTTTTGTAAGCACATCAAAGGATCGTTAGCAGGAGAACGATTTATACTGGAGGATTGGCAAAAGAAAGATATTATCGAGCCACTATTCGGATGGAAGTCTAAGAAAACTGACTTGCGTAAATTCCGACAATGCTTTGTGTTTATCCCAAGGAAGAACGGAAAGACAAACTTGATGGTAGGTATCGCACTCTATATGCTTTTCTCTGATGGAGAGAAGGGTGCTGAGATTGTGTCTGCCGCAGCCGATAAGGAACAAGCTAGACTATCTTTCTCTATCGCAAAGCAAATGGTTTTACAAGAGCCAGAGCTACTTAAACGCTCTAACGCTTTTAGGGATTCGATTACCTACGACAAGGTAGGTTCGTACTACAAAGTTATATCAGCAGATGCAGATACTAAGCACGGACTAAACCTTTCTTGTTGTCTGTTGGATGAGATACACTCTCACAAGAACAGAGACCTCTACGATGTACTACTCACATCTATGGGTGCAAGGAAAGAACCTCTTATGCTAGGGATTACTACGGCAGGAGCAGGTCATCAGAAGGACCACATTTGTAAAGAGCTTTACGACTACTCTAAGAAACTTATAGACGGTGTGATCCAGGATGATTCATTCTTAGGGATTATCTACGAGGCAGAGCAAGGCGATGATATTTTTGACGAGGAGGTTTGGAAGAAAGCTAATCCAGGCTACGGCACTATCATCACAGAGGAATATATGAAGCAACAAGCCGTAAAAGCTAAGAACGAACCATCTTATGAGAATACTTTTAGAAGGCTACATCTTAATCAATGGGTTGCTAATGAAACTAAGTGGATTAGCGATGAAAAGTGGATGGATTGTGACGAGGCTGTTACAGAGTCTAGGTTACTAGGAAAACCTTGTTACGTGGGCTTAGATTTAGCTTCTACACGAGATATTACCTGTTTAGCCCTACTTTTCCCCGATAATGAGGGTAGTTACGATATAATTATGCACTCTTTTATACCTTCTGACAACGCTCATAAACGCTCTGAACGGGATAAGGTAGACTACCTTAAATGGCACAGAGAGGGTTATGTGGACCTTACTCCAGGTGATGTGTGTGATTACAACTACATTAAGCAAAAAATAAGAGACATATCAGAGAAGTTTGATGTGCAAATGATAGCATACGATAGGTGGAACGCTTCACAGATTGTAATTGACCTTACAGAAGAAGGTTGCCCAATGATTCCCGTAGGACAAGGTTACAGAACGATGTCACCTGCCACTAAGGAATTTGAAACATTGATACTAGCAGGAAGCATACGACACGGAGGAAACCCTGTGCTTAGATGGATGATGTCTAACGTAGTTTTAGCTTTAGACCCTGCGGGGAACGTAAAACCAAACAAAGCAAAATCAAATGATAAGATTGATGGAATTGTAGCCTGTCTGATGGGACTGTCAGAGGCTATGCAAAACAAAAATAATGGTGGATCAGCATACGATGACAGGGAGATATTCTTTATCTAAAGATGAGATAATAGCCCAAGAGCAAGACTCTATAAGACAAATCTGCGAATCAGTTGCAGGTAGAAACCAAGACTATCACCTTGTGGATGATTTGGTTCAAGAAATCAATGTTATCCTGCTTACACAGCTCGAAGAAACCATCCAATCACTCTACGAGACTAATCAGCTAAAGTATTTCATAGCTAGAGTAACAACCAATCAAGTTTTATCGAACACATCCCCATTTCACAAGACTTATCGTGACAGAGGGCTTATGAACGCTCCTATCTACTTTGAGTATGATGGTACTGCCGATGATTTATGGAAAAAGGCATTATCTCTAGAGGATAGTATGAGTAAGGACATAATTTATTTCAGATTTGAATACGGACTTAAAATATCGCAAATCTCAGCTATAAAAGGTGTTTCAGACCGATATGTATATAGAGTTTTATCACGTACACTAAAATATTTGAAAAAAACTTCATAAAAGTAGTTCAGTATTTAGGTGTTTTTACTATTTATTAATGTATAACTATTCAAGCAGCTTTGGGTTTATTCGATTTCTTTACAAATAAAAAGCCTAACACGGACAAGGAAACTCGTTCGGTGTTTGGTCAAACTATCTTAGGTAGTTCATTTAGTGCATCAGGTGAAACAATTACAAAAGAACAAGCTATTCGTATAGCTACCGTATGGTCCTGTGTTCGGGTTTTGTCTGAAACAATAGCTTCCCTACCTATCTGCCTTTATTCTAAGGATGATTCAAATAGAAAAATAAAACTTACAAACGATCCATTAAATAATTTAGTGGGTGAACAACCTTCTCCGTTATACAACTCTTTTATGTTCTTTGAAAGAGCTTTGGTTGATATGAGTTTCGATGGTAACTTCTGTGCTTATATAGAGCGAAACCAAGGAGGACTACCTATCGCACTCCACCCTATTCAATTTAAAGATGTAGATGTTTATTTATCGCCAGATGGGAGGGAAGTTTATTATGAGGTAACTCAAAACATAGAAACTCCTTATCCTGTTTCGGGTAAAGTACAATCTATGAATATGATTCACGTTAAAGGGCTATCCTTTGATGGGATTGTAGGTAAACCGCCAATCGAAGCAGCAGCAGAAACATTAGGAATTTCAATATCATTAGATAAACACGCAGGATCTTGGTTTAAGAACGGCTCACAATTGGGAGGAATACTTAAACATCCAGGGACTCTTAAACCTGAGACTGCTAAACGCTTGAAAGAGTCTTGGAACTCTAATTACACAGGTACAAACAACACAGGTAAAACTGCAATCCTTGAAGAAGGTATGGAGTGGACTGCTAGAACAGTACCTAACAACCAAGCTCAGTTTATAGAGTCTAGAGAGTACCAAGTAAGCGATATTTGTAGAATCTTTAGAGTACCTAATCACCTTGTGAACGACTTGTCTAGAGCTACCTATAGCAATATAGAAGCACAGCAAATCGACTTCGTGGTACACACTATTACACCACACATCAAGCGTATTGAAAGCGAACTAAACGCTAAACTTATCCCTTCTTACAAAAGAGGGTCAGAATACTTTAAATTCAACCTTAACGCTATCCTTAGAGGAGATTCTAAGAGTAGAGCAGACTACTACCGCACATTGGTAAACATCGGTGTACTTTCACCTGATGAAGTTAGGTCGCTTGAAGATATGAACCCAATGGGTAACGAAAGCGAAAAGGTTTATATGCAATCTAATATGATGCCTCTTGACCGATTAGGTGAAGATACATCTAGAGAAAAATTATCAGAGTAGTGGCTCTAAAAGACATAAACACTACTCCTACTAGCGGAATGCGAGAAGAAGCTCGTAAAGGTCTAGAATGGAGAAAAGAGTATGGTAGAGGAGGTACATCAACAGGTGTATCTCGTGCAAGAGACATAATCAATGGTGATTTAAGTATATCCACAATAAAAAGGATGTACTCTTTCTTTAGCCGACACGAGAACAACAAGTCTAAACACTATTCTGCTAAAGAAAAAGACGGTGGACCTACAGCCTGGAGAATAGCTTGGGCATTGTGGGGAGGAAACGCAGGATTTAGTTGGTCTAAGAAAAAGGTTAAAGAAATAGAACGAGAAGAAAATAGTATAGATATGAAAGACAACAAAGAGATAAGAGTATATTCTTCTGAGTGTGAAGTTCGTATGAATGAAGATTCAAACGAGGTTACAGTTAGTGGGTATGCTGCTTTATTTGAACACGAAAGCAGAGATTTAGGTTTCAGAGAAACTATATCTAGAGGTGCTTTTGATGGTCGACTAGATGATAACGTGATACTTACTTACAATCACGATATGAACGCTATCTTGGATAGAAACCAAGGTGGTACACTTAAACTCTCAGTAGATGAGAGAGGATTAAAATATGATGGAACTTTACCAAATACTTCTACAGGTAACGATGTCGCTGAACTTATGCGTAGAGGTTTATTGTACGAATCGTCTTTTGCTTTTACAGTTGAAGATGACGAGTGGACTCAAGATGGTGATGTCCATAAAAGAAGCATTAATAAAATCGGTAGGTTATTTGATGTTTCTATAGTTGGTATTGGTGCTTATGCTAATACTGATGTTGCCCTACGAGCTTTGGAGCAAATCAAGGAAGAAGTTTCTGAGATAGCGGAAGAAGTGGTAGTAGAGCAAGTTGAATGCGATAGTGAAGAAACACTTAATAAAATCGAATTATTACAAAGGGAATTAACACTTAAAAGTAAACTCTAAATGAAGAATTCTGTAGAATTACGACAAGAGAGAGCAGGTTTGATTGAAGAAGCAAACAACCTACTTGAAACTTGTAAAACTGAAGCTCGTAACTTAAACGATGACGAGCAAGTATCTTACGATGCTAAAATTGAAAACATCGACAAACTTAAAAAAGACATTGAAATGGTCGAAAGACAAGAAAAACTAAACGCTGAGATTGCAGCTAACGTAGCGGCAACTCCAGTAAACGAGCCAAAAGAAATCAGAGACTACTCTTTCTTTAAGGCAATCCAAGGATCTTTGAACGGAAACCTTGATGGTGTAGAAAGAGAAATGCACGAAGAAGCGATGAACGAAGCACGTAGTGCAGGTCGTTCTATCAACGGACTAGGTATTCCTTCTTTTATGTTGGAAGCTCGTGCTGACATTTCTCAAGGAAGTTCAGCTATCGCTCCTACAAACGTAAACGCTTATGCTGATGCAATGAGAGAAGCATCTGTATTTGACAAAGTAGGTGCAAACATCCTTACTGGTCTTTCTGCAAACACTACTATCCCTGTAACGGGAACTTCTACAGTTTCTTGGGAAGGTGAGAACGATGCAGCAGCAGATGGTGGAGCTAACTTCGGAAAAGTTGAATTGACTCCAACTCGTTTAGCAGCTTATGTAAACATCTCTAAGCAACTATTGCTACAAAACGGAGCAGGTGCTGAACTAGCTATCATCCGTGACTTAGGTCGTGCAGTAGGACAAAAGATGGATGCAGCTTTATTTACTACAGCAGGTGTAACAGGTGCTCCTGATTCAGTAGGTGAATTAGCAACTTCTACTTTCACAGAAGCATCTTTCGCTGACAAAGTATCTATCTTCTCTGACTTCGTTTCTGCGGAGCAAAAACTAGCTGAAGTAGGTGGTCTTGAAGGTAACTTAGCTTATGTAGCATCTCCTAAATTGATGTCTCAGTTGAAGCAATCAGCTCAAGTAGCAGCTGTAAGTGCAGGTTTCCAAGGTAACGTAATCAACGGATATCCTTCTTACTTCACTAACGGATGTACTTCAGCAGCAGGAAGTGGAGACTTCTACTTCGGAGACTTCTCTAAATTGTACATCGGAATGTTCGGTGGATTAGACATTATGGTTGACCCATATAGTGCAGCTAAAAACGGTCAAACTCAATTGGTTCTTAACCAATATATGGACTGGGGTGTTTCTGACGGAGCAGGTTTCGTTAAAGCAACTTCTTTAACTGCATAGTAATAGCTTATAGTTTAAATTAAAAAGGGAGTCCTTCGGGACTTCCCTTTACTTACAATATTAATTCTATGTACTTAGACCCAAACACAAACATACAAGGCGATTTAGTTCTAACGGACGATCCTGCAACAGATGTAGTATCTGTAGCTGAAATCAAATCACATCTTCGTATAGACACGAGTGATGAAGATACTTTGTTGGGTCTATATATAGATGCTGCTACTGATATGGCAGAGAATTATTGTGGTAGACATTTTATTACACACGAGTACAAATTGTACTTTAATAATGTGGTTCAAGAGGCTTCATTAATCTTTCCTGATTGTACTTTAGTTACTCAGAGTGGTCAAAACCCACACAGAGCAGTTTGGTATATTAATGCAGCTGGAGCAGAAGTCGGTTCAGACGATGCTTATATAGATGCTTATTCAAATCCATCTATAGTATATTTAAGTAGTGCGTTTACAAGTACGACCTTAAAAGAAGATGCTGCCAATGTATTTTGGTTTAACTTCAAGACAGGTTTTGGAGATGCAGCAACTGATGTGCCACAAGCTATTAAACAAGCGATTAAGTTAATCGTAAGCGATATGTATTATTTCAGAGAAGATAGAAAGCGTAGCTTCCCTATGGCTTCTGAGATACTATTACAACCTTACAAATGCTATCATTAAGATATGGCATTTATTAGTAAAATAAAGGCAGGAGATTTTAACCAAAGGATTAAGTTAAAGTCGTTAACTACTGCACAAGATGATTTTGGAGGGATTACAAGCACTTATTCTGTCCTGACTACGGTTTGGGCTAATAAGAACGTAAAGACCCTTAGAGACATCGAGGAGAAGTTTGAGGGCGAGGAGCTTCAATCTTATGGTAGGTTTGTTTATACTATAAGATACTCAAGCGAAACTAAAAATATTAAGTCAAACTGGATTGTTGAAGAAGTTGAAACAAGTGATATTTATGAGATTCTAGGTTTTGTTATAGACCCTCGCAAAGAGTTTATCGAGATATTCGTTAAACAAGACTTGCCAACACAATCACCTGTCTAGTATGGCTAAA